ATCATCAAGAGTTTCTGCTGAATAGCAGAAGTAAACACACAAAACAATAACCAATTAGTGAGGTAAGTTATGTATAACAGTATTAAGAAAGAAATCTACGGCGTCATTCTCGATTCTAACGGTGTTGACTCCTATCGTCTTTTGAATAAGATGCGTAGGAAGGCATATACCAAAGAATTTGACAACACGATTATGCGGTTCGTCCGTAGGTTAGCAGAGAATGGTTATCTGAAGCGTACCGCTCGTGGTATCTACAAGACCACTGCTCGAGGTCGCCGGTTCTTTACAAAGAACTCCTAAACGACTTCAACATATAACCTTCCCAAATCAAGGGGAATCCGAGTCCTTCGGGTTCCCCCTTTTTTATTCCATTCAATATTTATGAGTGAGTAGTTACGTATCACAACCATTTGGAGCAATCATGGCTAACGATTATGAAGTCTGGAAAGGAAAAGAATTGTCGCAACTCTTCCGGGATATCTATAACAACCAGCGTACAACACAGTCCCAAATCACCATTCTGATTGACTCTCTACGTCCTCTTATCAAGAACGCCGGAGATGCGGCCGTCATTGTGCCTCTTATACGGGATTACCTTGATGTATCGGTAAAGAATGACTCCCACATCGTAAGGCTTGCAGCTATTGTCGAAAGGCTCTATGCCGCAGAGAAACTTGTTGGTTCAGAGAGTGGAATCAGTATGTTATCCGAAGAAGAGAAAGCGGCACTGATGAAGTCTGCCGAGGATGAATTGAAACAGATTCGTGGTGGGCACGCAGAAGTACAGAAGCAATTGGACACCACAAAGGATGCAACGAAACAAATCACTGATGGTGTAGAGGATGAAGAAGATAATGGAGATGAACAATAATGCCATACGAAGTAGATGTAAATAGAGCTGGGTCAACACGTATCAGACAAGAAGTAAGTCTTGAAACAAAGGGTAGGGTTCAAGGAAGAGATAGTGCAGCGCCGCATTACAAGTTTTATGAGTTAGAACCTGCAATAGTGATAGAAGTGGATTTGACTAATAAAGATGCTACTAAAATTGGATATGCAAAAGTGCGACCGTTATATAGTTATGCAACTGTTCCAGAGGATAATCTTCCAATTGCAGTTCCGTTAGATACGAATATAAAAAGTTACCCACTTAAAGATGAAGTGGTTATTGTGGTGGAATATAATGGGCGCATGTACTATTCCCAGCGATTGAATTACTTTAATCTAATCAATAATAACATTACCAAAAATCCATACTCGTACTTATTGGGGGATGAACAAACCAAAGATAATATCAGTCAGACTGCTTTAGGTAATCCAAATTCTGCTCAAACGAGTGAAGAAAGTTATCACTACTATTTTACTCCAGATAATTCCGTACAATCACTTTTACCAATGGAAGGTGATATTATTTTTGAAGGTAGGTTTGGCAACTCTATTAGATTTGGTGGAACAGTTGACAAAACAGTAACTAAGATTGACCAGAGATTTAGAGGTACGTGGGCAATTGGGGAGAAAAAAGGTTCTCCAATAATTATCATTCGAAGCGGGCAAAAGAAAACTAGTGGAACCTTTTTGTATAAAAATTCTATTGTCGAAGATATAAATAAAGACCCATCATCCATTTATATTACAACGGACCAGATTATACCATTCCAACCGTCAAGTAAGAAAACGATGAGCTATAGAGGAACATATCCTAACTTATGGGATGGTGCTCAAATTCTTATATCATCAGATAGGCTCGTATTTAACGCTAAGAAAGAAGGTATATATTTGATTTCACCAAAGACGGTTGGTATATCTACAGACGGTACATTTAATGTTGACGCATCTAATCTGGTTATCTTTAATACTCAAAGAATCAATCTTGGATTGAATGCTGCAGAACCCGCAGTTAAAGGATATGCGTGGTTGAAGATGATGATTAAGTTACTTACAGCACTCTCTACAGAGCAACATCCAACTCCTGCCGGAATATCTGGGTTTCCATCAAATGCAAGTGTGTATAATGATATATTGAATGAACTCCAGACCGCATTGAGTAACGTTACATTTACGGAGTAACAGTATGCCGATAAATTGGATGGCACTTGAACGGAATATAGAACAGTATATGCAGCGTGGGTCCGGAGACAAAACAAGAAACCCAGTTACAGTTGCGAATACGATTGAGAAATTTTATATATCGGAGGTTGTTTCTGGAGGACGCGAGCAGTATGGTAATCCAGTTATGTATTTACCGAGTGGAATTTTTGCCGCTATACTTGCAGTTCAATTTAAGGCGTGTCTTGGTGTAGAACCGCCATCAATAAATTTACAACAAATGACTAATGATAAAGTTAGTAAGATAGAAAGTAAATTACCAAAACCACCGCCAGTACCGGGAGTAGAAACTCCTACTGGAATAGACACCATAATAAAAAAAAGTGCAACACCTAAATTACCGTCAACATCATTTACACTTCCAACGCCACCGATACCGGGGTTAGCACCAAAGAAACTTACAGTACGTATTCCACAGATACCGAGTGCGCAGGAATCAAATAATGATGTTAGAAAACGATTGGGATTGCCAGAATTACCAGCAAAACCATCTACTCCCGCATTTGATAAAGACGGATTAGAAAAAATGTCACTCGCATCAGTAAAATCCAAAATGCCAGAAATACCAAATCCGGCGCGAACAAATGCTAAAGTCGCTAACGTTATTTCTTCTGTATATGAAAGAGAAAAATCTCAACAAGTAAAAATGAAACTACTGATGCCGGGCGCACCCATAAAACCACCAAAAATGAGCGAATTTAAAGTGGAGGTGCCATCACTTCCGATAGACACAAATATATTGAAATTAAATGCTATAGGAATAAACGGAGTTTTACTTACGTGGTTGAGTGCAAGAATGGGGATATTTGTACCGCCTCCGGGATTCGCCGCGGTTACACTGAATATGATTATAAGTCCAGGTACAATTATGCCGATGAAAACAGCACTCGGCGGTTCAAAGTTCGCGTCTGAGATAGTTAATGCATTGAAAAGACATGCAAAAACGATAACTGGCATGGTGATTGGAGTGACACCGACTGGTTCACCAATGACGATGCCTTGGGTTGGAATATCGTAAAGGTGTATATTTATAGGTGTCTAACTGCATCTGAGGGAAATTTATGAATAAAATCGAGTTACTGTCTCTTATTAGGGAGATAGTCAAAGATGAACTAAAAGAACTCCTTACAACAAAAAGTGGCCGCACGCTAGTTCGGGAAATGATTACAAGGGAAGTTCGAATAGAAGTTGACAAACTTCTTACCGAAATGGAGCAAGGGCAAGACTCAAGAGAAATGGTTCAAGAGTCTCCAAACGATATAAAACTGTCTCGTATGGTTGAACGAGGAGAACTTCCGCCGAAAAAGTCGTCTAAGAGAGAAGAACCCAAAGTGGGGTTTACGAAAAATTCTAAGCTTAATGATATGTTAAATCAGACGCTTGATTCAATTCGAAAAGGTGATGCGCAACTTCCATCTATGATGGGCCCTGAAAGTCAAGTTCAATTACTTAAAGAGCAATATCCAAATATGAAAATAGGTGAAAGTAATTTGGGCGTGACCCGACCAGTAGAAGAGAGCACGGGTAAATCGGTGGTATCTATGCTACCGGATAAAGATGTTAGTGGTAATCCATTGATGGTTAATCCAACTGCATTACCAGACCATGTACAGAACGCATTGACTCGTGACTATCGGAAGTTGATGAAGAAAGTTGAAGAGAAACGGGGATAATTCATGTCAGTAATTTATACGTCATTAGATACTCCATCTCCGCAGTTTGCGGTTAGTTCATCAAGAACGGATGTTGGAATAGGTATAGACCTTCCAATAGGAAAGTCTAATGATGGCATATTCTTTAAACAAACCTTTACGACACTTTCTGCCGCAAAAGCAAACATTAAAAATTTAATATTGACAATGCGCGGTGAACGGATTATGCACCCCACGCTCGGTACTAGTGTGTGGAATAGTATTATGGAACCGATGCAAGGTACTGATTTCGAGCATGAAATCAGTGCTACTATTAGAGAGAATGTTGCGATATGGTTGCCGTATATAAACTTAAGTAAATTGAATGTAAAAGCAAACTACGATAATAATTCAGTAGAAATTAGTATGAATATATCGCTGAAGAGTGACCCTCAGACAATAGAAACTATACACTTCAGCATCAGTAAAGGAGATATCTAATGGGAGATGTAAAAGAAGTACGTTATCTTAACAAGGACTTTTTCTCGTTTAGAGAGTCACTGATTAACTTCGCGAAAGTATATTTCCCAACAACTTACCGGGATTTTAACGAAACAAGCCCAGGCATGATGTTCATTGAAATGAGCGCGTATGTTGGTGATGTGTTGTCGTTCTATATTGATAAACAATTTCGAGAGGGGCTTCTATTCTATGCAGAAGAAGGGTCAACTATTCGTAACTTTGCATACACGTTTGGATACAGACCAAAGACAACTACACCGGCATCAGTTACGTTAGATGTATTTCAACTTTGCCCAGCATCGAGTAGTGGTGCATCAAGTCAACCCGATTGGAAATACGCTTTGCGGATTCGTCAAGGAATGTCAGTAAAGTCGGTAACTAATAGTAGTGTATATTTTAGGACAACGGAAGAAGTTGATTTTACTAAAACTGGTGGAGTTACCGCAACCGTGTATAGTATTGAAGCTGGCAATCCAACATATTACTTACTGAAAAAGACTGTTCAAGCAACTGCGGGTAAATTGCGTGCTGAATCATTTCAATTTGGTCAACCACAAAAATTTCAGAAAATTCTTCTTTCAGAGGACAGTGTTACGGAGATATATTCTGTAATAGATGCTGATGGATATACATGGTATGAAGTTCCATACCTTGCG